TAGGTTCACCGTCTTCTCCAGCATCTTCAAAACCTTCAAGATCTAAATTAACGTGACACTCAAATAATGTAAATGTATTTTGGTTTCGACCTTTACTAACACCACCTAACTCACGTTCTCTTTTTTCAGATTCAGATTCATGCTCGGAGCCTGGGGTAATTTCTACGTCTCTATAGAATCCACCGACTTGTTGTTTTCTTAATTCGTTCTCTGACATTTTAACAACGTGAATAATTGATTCTGCATCATCTAATGATGTTGCTGTGTACGGCACAACTAAATCATCTGCGGGTACAAATTTTGAAACCGTTCGTTCCATAACTTCATCGTAGTAAACTTTTTTAAAAGCTGAACCTGATAGGGGTAAGTAAAATAACATTTGGTCAAACTCTGCTTCGTACTCTTTCATCTCATTCATGATTTGATAATTCATGTAATCTTTTACTCTTTGAGATTGAGCTTCTTTTTCTGCTGTCGGTATACCAACCATCTGTGTTCTTACAGGACCGCCTGATGGTAATAATTCTTTATAAGCTAATGATTGAAATTGAGTAATGGCTTCGGCGAGAACTGGGTGAGTTGCACCACTGGCACCTTTGAATGGTTGTGTTGATTCTTCGTACTTGAATCCTAAAAGATCTAAACCTTTAACGTAAGATTGTTCCCAATCTTTTCTAGAAGATTTGTAGTCCATGTAATTTTCAGACATCTCATGACCCAATGGATCTAATACATCGTCTGGTAATAATTCTGCTAGGTTCGCGAAGTGACCTTCGTCTTGACCTGGATTCACGGATCCTGGTTCAAAATTAATGTCTACCGAACCATCTTCGTTTTCTTGAACATCAGGAGAACCATCGCCTTGCGATTCTAAATCTTCTTGTTCCGCAACTTCAATGTCATCGGGACTTGGTATGTTTACCGTTTGCTCAACGTTTGGAAGAGCCTTGTCTATTTCTGCCATTTAATTTCTCCAGTTTCACTGTCTTAACAGTATTATTCTTAATATTCAAGCCTTGTGGATTGGGTCCTCTTTTAGGGGGTGGTCCTGATTTTTTTCCTAATGTCATAGTTTACCAGTAATACTTAAATTTTCTATTAGGAGTCGGTTCATCCTTATAATCTTCTGGGTGCCCAATTAATCCTCCCTGCCTAAATCTCATAACAGCTTGAGTCATACTATCAACCAAGTCATCATGATCACCATAGGGAAACGCAGCGCACTCTTCCATTACCTCTTGAGCAAACTGTTTATCCGTAGGTGCCCATATCTTACCAGATTCAAACAAAGGTGCAACAGAATTCACTCTGGTATGTTTATCGTTTCCACGTGATGGTGTGTAGTTGACAACAGGTATACCCATGTTCCGTAGTTCGTAAGTCAAAGGCAATCCAGATGCTTTCGCCTCAACTAGAACTGTTTCAGGTTGCCAGTAATCATATTGTTCTTTAGCCACTCTTCGTAGTTCAGGAAACTCTAATCTTTCCTTCATGGCATCGAGTAGAATCATTTGTGGAGCACTATCTTCATTCTCACGAAAGATACCCCAAGTAGTGATTGCAGAGTAATCGGCAGTTTCTTTTTTCATGAAGGCGGTATCGTATGATTGTATGACATGATCCAAAGCAGGCAGTTCGTCTTTGTCCCAATGTTGCCACCACTCACGTTTTATAATTGCACCTTCTTCAGAAGTTGGGTTCTGCATCCACTGGGCATTCCACTTACCAACAGATAGTGATGCCTTAACCGATTCTAATTCATCCAGTTTCCAATAGCCTGGCCAAACAGGATCACCTGATGGCATGATTGCTGGAAACTCAACCAAGTCCCACTGATCTGATTTAGGTTCGCTTTGATTCTTTAATAAGACTCCTGTTAAGTCTTTAGTATTCCATCGCGTCATTACGCAAACAATTTTTCCACCAGGTTGCAACCTTTGACGTGGACCTGATGTATACCATTCATAAGCCCTCTCGAGAGCTGACATGTTCATTGCGTCTTGTTCCGAGTGTGGATCATCTATAATCAAGAGATCCGCACCACGGCCCGTTATAGCGCCGCCAACACCAGCAGCAAAGTATTCTCCACCTTGAGCGGTTTCCCATCTTCCTGCAGCCTGACTATCTTCTCGTAGTCTAGTTTTAAAAATGTCTTGATATTCAGGGGAATCAATTAGTGTTTTCGCTTTACGTCCGAATCTTACAGCAAGTTCTCCTGTGTGAGTTGTTTGGATAATTTTTAGTTTAGGTGTGTTCCCGATCATCCAAGCAGGTAATAGCGTAGACGCAAATTCTGATTTCGTATGTCTGGGTGGCATATTGACAATCAATCGCTTGATCTCGCCTGACGCTAGCTTGTTGAATTTATCTGCAATAACTTTATGATGCTCGCCTTCAATGAATTCAGGCCATATCTGTTTAACGAAGCTTAAGAAATCTTTTTGGGCAAGTTTTTTCTTTTTCTCCTCACCTAACTTCAGATACATCTTCATGAAATCTTTACGTACGTCAGGGGGTAGCTTCTTTATTTTATCTAAATCTATTTGCATTTTGAAAAATTTTTTTTATAAAATTTTTTATTGAATGTTGGTAACAGTTATTGTTGTATTCCTTATTGTTTTATAAAGCAATAATGAATTTAGGCTCTGAAACCATTCATATCCGACTATATATACTAACATTTAGTTACATACTTCTAATAATGTGCTTCGCACTCTATGTAGCAAAAAAAAATCGCCTAGCCAATGAGACCCCTACAAAAAACAAGGCACACGCACAGGTTGTATTGCTAGTGTAAAAAAAAGAGCCGTTGGCACATGGTCAACGGCTCGGTGTGGTGGGTGTACTAGGCTTGTTTACTGTCTAATAATATTTGTCTGTCTATTTCTATATAAGCAATCTTTAAAACTTGACCCAATGTCAGTTGATTATCTAAATCAATTGAGTGGGTTTTACCATTTGATTTACTCTCTAATAATAAAATCCATTTTCTAGGCTCAAGTAGATGTTTAATATCTTTTCTAAAGATTGTTTCACAACTGAACCAATAACCCTTGTAACTATTTTTCATTATATACCACCTTTAATTAAACTAGGGTGGTGACTATCTTTTTGGTCATTGGTGTGGTCAAATGGTAAACAACATTTTTTACCACTATCTAAAAAGATTATTTTCTTAATTCCTATACCATTTTTATACGGGACTACTTTGTAGGGTGTAGGGCTTTCAAGCCCTACTTTATTACAGTCTTCTATGTATGTTTTCCAATTCATGATAAGTCCTTTAAGATTAAATTGTTTAATTTATTACAGTTAAAAGCCAGTATTTTTTCGCCGTTTTTAAATGTTTCAATCTCTGGCTCTGGTTCGTGGTCGGTTTTATCAACTGTAATAACTCTTATTGGATTAAAAACATATTCTAATTCTTTATGACTGTAACCGTTACTGTCTATGTTCAACCGTCTATTAAAATTATTAACAGCTTGTTTTATATTTTCTGTTTCAGTCCAAATTAATTTACTTTTTGTAAAAGTATAAAGACTGTATTTTTTTAGTTTTATTTCTTTAGACATTTTTATATATCCTATTTATTGGTTTAATATCCTTGATATTTATTTTAAATTCAATTATAAATCAAGGTATATTTTCAAATTATTGAGAATAATAAACAACGAAACAAGGACAATGAAACAATGATAACTTATAAATTGAAATTTAAGTGGACTACGTCAAAAGGTCGGTTCACTTATGGTTGGAATATATGCAGTCTTTACGTTGACGGTAAAAAAATAGGTAGTGTTAACGGTGGCAATTATGACATGAAAGGGTCGGTTTTTGGCACATGGGTTCAAAGTCAATTTAAAGATGATTTAATAAATCTCGATAAAGAATATAATGCTTTGAAATTTTTAAATAAAGATCGTTGTGCCTCATCTAAATTTCATACTGATGTTTTTTACAGTCCATCTATTGACGGTGCTTGTGGCTTTGAAAGTGTTTCAAGGATTGTCGAGGATTTAGGCTATAAAGTAACTTTTATTGATAATGATAAAAATCATCAAATATATGCTTTAGAGTTTAAAAACTCGGTTGATCTCGAATATGAAAAAGAAAACAAACAAAACAAATATAATTTTGGTTTATTGGGTTTAAAAGTACCAAACCAATAAAAAAATAGTCCGTAGGTTAACAGCTTTAAAACCTACGGATAACGGACATACAACCCATGATTGAATATATATATATTTATATTTATATGGCAAGGCACAAGCGAATACACGTTCCACGTGAAACAATAATAATAAAAATAACATTAAAAAAAGCACAAGCGAGAGTTGTATTGGTTCATGGTGCAAGGTTTTTGAATAAGTATTCATGCAACACGGCTCACGGCATTTTGCAAGATAAGAACTTTTAAGAACTCAAACCTTATAATGATTATAAACTACATAAACAAAAGCAATTATGACCCTAATAAGGCAAAAAATTAACACAAAAAAAGATTGTTTTTTAGAGTACAAAATAATTGACTTTGATATTATTTTAAGGGATAGTCCCTATATGTTTAACAATAAAAAAGAAAGTATAAATATGACAAATAAAACAAATGACCCCTTTGGTTTTCAAAAAGCAATTAACCCATTAGACCAAATGGACAAGAAAGTATTAGACCAAATAGCTAAAATTTTTGAACGAAACGAAAAAACAGAAGCACCTAATATTTCATATAAAAAAGCTGTTAATAATCTTAAATCAAAAGTGAGGTTCAAATAATATGACACTTCAATATAATAATAAAACTTTAAATGAAGTAAGAGCATTGGCAATAAAACACTCTATTAACCTTAATTATTTTTCAAATAATGATATTCAAGTATTTTTAAACATACTTGATAAGGCAATAAAAAAAGTAAATAACAACTAACAGAAAGCTAGAAATAATATGACACCACAAGCAAAAAA